AGCTATGTTTAATCTTTCTACAATCTGAAAGTAGCCCATAGTGCCGAGTGCTACAATTATAATTAGAGAGGCAACCGTCTTCATAGGCATCTGCACAGCTGCAGATTCAGATATTGTTAAAGGTTTCTTACTCATTTAATTTTGGTTTTGGTTGCGGAAGTATAATATCTTTTGCCTTAATTTTCAATGGCGTGTGATCCACCGGCCTTACACAAAAAGCCAGTAAACTCAACAATATTATTAGTATCGCTGTAAATCTGTAATCCATAGCCACACCTCATTTTTTCTTTTCCTCTATTTCGTAGAAGAAGTTATCAGTATCCTCTGTTCGCCACTGTTGTGTATCTTCTACATTCCAATAACTTGTTTGTACCTTCCAATCAGGTATTTGATCTTTTACCGTAAACGATGGTATGTCCCAAATTAATCTGTTGTTAGGTTGTGCTGCGTAGTTGCCATCATTTAATGCAAGTACGTGAGCGCACTTATGCTCGTGCGGAATCTCTGAATGATCAGTGTCAAGTATATTAGGGTCTGGATGTGCAAAGTCAATAGTAAATAAATATCTACCGTAGTGCCACTTTTTATCTTTGCCTATGTATTTACCTGATTGTGCTTCTAAAATATCCCAAGAAGTAACAGCAGGATAATAACTAAAAGAATTCCAAAGCTGTAATTCATCAAGTCTTCTGATCGGTACGTCTTCGACTTTGAAACCACGTTGAATAAACGCGCTAATTGGCAGGCGATAAAAGATTGCGCCATTTTCCATGATTGCATGAAATAAGAGGGCACGGCCTGTAATGCAGGTGACGCCGAAGATAATACAGTCTTCAACTTCGCCTTTATGTTTTTTAAGATCATATAAAAACTCCCTTCTAATTTGTGCGTATTCTACAGGAATATTTGCATTTAAGTAAGCCATAATTTATCATTTTATTTGGCCCCAATTAGGACCAGATTCGTAGTCTACTTTGTTTGGTACTTCTAAGTCAACAGCATATTCCATAATTTGTTTTATCTTCTCTGCATGCTCTTGACTTTTAATTGATATATCAAGTTCATCATGTACTTGTATATGCGGTATGATACCTTCTTTATGTAAATCAATCATAGCTTTCTTTGTCATGTCAGCAGCAGAGCCTTGTATTAATCTATTTAAAGCTTTGTAAGTGTAAGCACGTTTAATCCCTGGTCCGTGTTCCAAGAGCGCTGCATCGTGTGGTAGTGCTTTGTGTATTCCAAACTGATTAGGCTCCCACAAATGAAACCTGCACAATCTACCCAGCAGTGTTCTTATCTTACCTGAGTCTTGGGCTCGATACATAACATTCTCCATAAGTTTTTTAACAAACGGTACTTTATTATGATACTGTTTAAACAGGTCATCAGCTTTTTCTTTACTGACTCCTAGTTCAGCTTGTAATTTATTTTTACCCATACCATAGAACAGGCCAAGATTTATTGTCTTAGCCTGTGATCTAGGTATCTCTGCCATGTCTGCCACGATAGTGTGGAAATCGGCATCGCCTTCACGGTAGGCGTCCAACACTTCGTCCACTCCATAGAGATTCTGTAAAGCAGCATAATGCACTACCAACCTAGGCTCCTGCTGAGAATAGTCAAATACACCCCATCTATGGCCCTCCTCGGGTATAAATAAGGACCTTATTCGGGGTCCTATGTCTTTGTTTCTAGCTGGTAATTGCTGTAAATTAGGGTTTGAATAGCTAAATCTCCCGGTCACAGTTCCGCCATTATCTGACCTAAGCTGGTTTATTTCAGCGTGTATTCTTCCTTTATGATTATGTTTTAATATGGTATCAATAAATGTGGTATGGGCCTTGTTGATTTCACGGGCCTGGGCAATCAATTTCACAGTTGGGTGGGGGTGATTTTGTAAAAAGTTTTTAGTAAATGATGGAGAATTTGTTTTTTCAGTTCGGTCAAATGGTAGGCGAAGTTTTTCAAAGACTTGCGCGATTGAACGTGCAGCCCATATTTGAACATCTACTGATGTTTCTTTTTTTACTTTTTGCAGGAATTCTTTTTCTTGTTTTAGTAATTTGTCTTTTAATTCAGTCGCTGCTTGGATATCTACACGGACACCTAAAAAACGCATATCAACGAGGCAAGGAAATAGCTCTGTCTCTAAATCAAAAATAGAATGTATATCTTGAAAGCTTATCTCTTTTTTTAATTCTTGCCATAATGCAAGAGTTATACTAGCGTCTTGCTCTGCATATTCACCAACATAAAGCGCAGGTAGTTTATACATTTCTGCTTTAGGATCAACACCCCATGACTTTGCAGCTTCATATAAATTTGTTTCACTTTTTGTTTTTCCAGTGTATCTTTTAGAACAGTTGTTTAAGTCATAACGCATTTGATTTTCATCAACGAGAGCCGATGCAATCATCGTGTCTATTATTTTACCGTTCACACTTAAACCACTCGCGCGAATCCAACACACGTCATACATGGCGTTGTGAAATATTTTATCTGCAGGTGTGTTCAACACATTTTGAAACCATTTTAAAACTTTGTTTCTATCCATGTTACCACCACCCTCATGTGCAATAGGATAATAACCAGCCCAGTCAACCACAGCAACAGCTACACCCACGATGTTTCCATTACCAGTTACAGAACCGGATCCCATTTTAATTAAGTCTGGATCTTTAGTTTCTAAGTCAATTGCAATCTCATCATATTTAGATAAGTCAGGAAAATCTGTTGGAGGTAACCACTCAGTTTGTGGAGCAAACATTGGTTTCTGTATCATTTGTAATCCCTCTCTATAATCATCTCAATAAAATGTATTGCTTTCAATAAATCTTCCTTCTTTCCCTTATCGCGATGGCGAATAATATATTTTATAGCACAACCTTCCGGATATAGCAATTCATTCTCAACTACAAACTTGCTAGGTTGAATTTTATATTTTTGGTAGTGACTTCCGCCGTGCTGCTTGTCCCATACTTTACTCATACGTCCTCCATTGGAAAAGATTTTTCATAATCTTTTGGTCTAATTATATGTAAGTTTTCTTTTGTTCTTGTTGCTCCTACATAAAACAATCTAGTTTCATCATCTGGATTTTTTCTGTAAGATTTGTTTGTGTTATGTGTTAAGTCAGTTAACAACATAACATTATCTTCTTCACCACCTTTTACACTATGGATCGTAGATAATTTTATTCTTGGTGATTCTTTTAAATTTTCACCGTTTCTACGCATGCTACGTATATAATTTATTGTTCTAAAGTTTAAATCATCAAATGTTTCAAACCATACTTTATCTGTTTTAATTTTAATGTCAGACAAATTATAAAAACTTTCTTTTGCTAAACCTTTTAAAAAATTTTTATCAAGATTTTTTGATGATATGTAACTACATATTCTCTCTATTTGTTGATAACTTAATGGTTGTCCTTTTCTACCAACTTCATAATCTGCAGCCGCAGCTGCTGCTTCTTTCTCTGGCATAGACTTAAATCTATTCTCAAAATACCAACCACGCTCTCGCATTTCATCTTCAATATCATTTAACATAAATCTAGTTCTTGTAAGAACCAGCCAGTTACCTGATGACATATCCACGTCCTTAATATCGTCATGAAATCTTAGAGATCCTTGATGATCCCTTGGTGCCCACTCTTTATATCTTCTGTGTGACACACGTTTAATTATATCTAGTGCAAAGTTATGTATGGCTCTTGGTATTCTTCTTGACTGTGTAAGATTTAATAGTTTACCTTTTTGTGTAATAAAAGAATCTACATCTGCACCAGCCCATCTAAAGATAGCCTGGTCATCATCACCTGCAATAAAAGAGTCTGTTGTTTTATCCCAAATAGTTTTTGCCATGTTCCATTGCATCATCGACAGGTCTTGTGCTTCATCAATAAATACAACATCAAACTTTGGTGACTTGTCTGATTTTATAAATTCTAAAATCATATCGTTGTAGTCAATCAAATTGTTTTCTTTTTTATATCTTGTCAGCTCATTACTTAAATGCATTAACGTATCATAATCTATTTCTGTTGTGTGATCTCCAAGTTTTACTTGTTGATCTAATGTAATGTTTCTTAATTTTGCTAAATTAATTATACGCAGGTAATCTGATTTAGTTGTAAACAAACCTGTCTCCTCTTCATCGTATTCGTTGTAGTCAATAAATAAATTTAATTTTCTACCTAAATCTTCGTAGTGTCTTCGTTGCATAACCTGATCTTTGTTTACTCCAAGTCTTCTAAATGCTAACGAGTGCATCGTTCTAAAATATGGCAGGTCATCTTCAGAATAATTAAATTTATCCATAGCTCTAGACTTTGCTTCATTTGCTGCTTTTTTTGTAAAAGCAAAATAACCTATACGATCTGGATCTGTATTCTTAAGATAGTCTTCTACCTGATTTAACAAAGTGTGGGTCTTGCCTGTCCCTGGTGGTCCTAACACAATTGTTTTCATTAGAATGGTACCTCTTCTTTTAATTTCTTTTGTGTAAACTGTTCTTCTGGTTTATCAAATACATCAACTTTCATAATAGATGGTTTCTTTTTACCAATCTGCATACGTCCTTCTTCACAACCACAATGTTCTTTTAACATCTGCTGTGTTACCTGATAGTCTTCTTTCCATTTCTTCTTGGTTAAATGCCCGTGAAAGAATCTATGAAAGGTAAATACATGTTTGTCATTCTCTGTATACACAGCACCATTTAAAATATCTTTTCTTGTAACAGATCCGAT